ACGGAGCGTACATGAAGATACTCGCCCGACGGCCGTATCCCCGTATAGCTCTGGCCTTGCTCGTCTTGCAGATGCTGTGGTGCTTGTGGACCGGTGAGTGGATGCATTTCGGCATGGCTTTGGGGATGGTCTTTCACACGCGCTTTGAAGGCCTGAAAGACTTTGCTTTCCTTGCCATCGCCGTTGCTTTCCACTCCTGGTTGTTCACTGGGTGGGTGTGCTTCCTGCTTCACTGTGCGTGGATGGTACTGGCAGGTCGTTACCACCATCTCAAGACCGACTAGCGGTGCGGAATCGCCGACTCCTATGGCCATTTGATTACCAGTGAGTTTGTATTTCCCCGTGTTACGGGGTGTTACAGGCTTGCGTCGTACGTTGGTGACACTGTGTGTTTTGGGCTTGGTGATGAAACCAAGCTCGGTAACCATTGCACCATAACACGCCGACCTAGTGGTAAGTGTGGGTCTACGGAGAAGGCGGGGGCGTCACTGCTCTGGTTGGCTACCCGATTGAGCCATGTGTGTCGCAAGTGCGGATGCAATATGCACAATGCGATGTGCACCAGACACGGGTTGAAGCAGATCCCAGCTGTAGATAGTTTTGACCGGATCAAGCCGCAAATGTCAGTAGCGATGCATTTGGTGGCCGGTTGGTACTATTACTACTCGTTGGGATTCGACTCGTGGCTGGAGAAGTGGCCGGGGTCCAAGCAGCAACAGATCCGCAAGTCTATACTTGAGGATCTGGTTTGTCCGGGGATGGTGAAGGTCATGGTTAAGGTAGAGGGTGGCCATGACAGACCGACTAGGCCGAGGGCGATTCAGATGTACCGTAATATGGCTACGCAGGCCAGGTTCGGACCCCAATGCTACGCCTTTCAGAAGGCTGCTTGTAAGGTGCTGAACAGGTACATGCTGACACCCCTAGTCGAAGTCACGATTGCGAGCGGTATGACGGCGGCGGACCTAGCAACCTGGATGGAAGATGCGTGTTCTTGTGGGCCGGTCTGGTTCTACGAACGCGACGGAAAGAATTGGGATTCGACTATGCAGCGAGTGCACTCAGACTTTCGGGTTTGGTGCTACGCGCGGGTAGACCCCAGTTTGGCGGCCTTTATGGCTGCTTGCGTCGCTGTTCGGGGCTTTGGGCTGAGCCGCGAGGGCATCCTTGCTTACCGGGTGATCGGGACCGTGAAGTCGGGACACAATGACACTAGCATTGGCAACGGGCTGGTGAATGCCTGTATTGCCGCCGCCGTCTTCATTGACCTTGGCCTTCGGGTCAAGATCATTGTGGCAGGCGATGATTTGCTTGTTGCAGTGTATGCCGATTTCTGTCTGTCAGACGTGGTGCAGCGTGAGTCCCGCTTTGGCATTGTCCCCATAGCTCGGAAATTTTCCAGTCCCTTCGATGTGAGTTTCATCTCTGGTGTATGGC